CCGAGGGGGTTCTTGCACCGCTTCTCGTCCAGGCCGATGTCCGTCCCGGCCCACCAGGACACGTTCCGGCCCCGGATCTTGTCGCCGTCCACGACCATCAGGCACATGGTGGTGAGGTCGAGCTGCGCCCCGTAGCCGCCGCGGGAGAGGTCCAAGCCGATCACGGCGCTCTGACCGCCCAGCCGGCCCCAGTCGCATGGCTCCATCTGGCGCTCGAGCACGGCCAGATCGATGTCGGTCGTGGCGATTTCGTGGTAGCGACACGCCAGCTGCGTCTCGAACTCGGCGATCTGGGCGGGGTCGCCCGACTGGAGCATGGTCCGAGCCGAGAGGTCCAGCTGCGTCGGGTCGATGATCACCCCGAGCGCCGGGTGCGCCTTCGGCCACGCCGCAGGGTCCGCCGCCTGGTCGTCGGGCTCAAGCCCGTACAGCATCGGCCACCACCCGGCCGGGTACGGCGAGCCGTCGATGATGGCGCGTTCCAGGGCGTCCCAGTAGCCCCAGATCGGGCGGGTCTTCTGCTCGGGGTCGGGCGTCGTGATGGCGAGCAGCTGGCTAGTGGGGAACTTGGCGAGTCCGGTCAGGAGTCGGCCGAATGCCTTCTCCATGCGGCTCACTTCGTCGGCGATCACCATCCGGGCGGTCAGGCCATCGAGCGCCTTGTCCGTACAGGGGAGCGAGATGTACCGATTCCCGCCGTGCTTCACTCGGCCGGGGTGCGCTGGCGTCGAGCCGCCCGTCGCCTTCCAGGAGTCCTCGAGCTTGTCGGCGCCGTCCAGGGCGAGCGTCCCGACCATGCACTGCATTCGCTCGAAGGTCTTCTGCGCCAGCCGGCTGTCGGGGGCGACGGAACAGAACTCCAGCCGAGTCGTGGGGTCGCGCATCGACGCCATGAGCATGGACGCCGCGAACTCGGTCTTCCCGTTGCCTCGAGCAACCGCCAGGAGCAGCGCCTTCGTCGCCGGTGTGTCGGTCTTGCGCCCGTCCACCACGCGCCGCCGGGCGAGCAGAACCATGGCGACCATGCATTGCCAGGGCATCCAGACGAGCGGCTGGCCGGCACCGGCTTCGGCGCCCTGGCCGCACTTCAGCGCGAACGCCCGAGCGTCTTCGGCTCGCTGCTCGTCCCACCAGACATCATGAGCCGCCGGGTCGGTGCGTTCGGCGAGGTATCGCCGGCAAGCGTCCACGATTCTGGCGTTCGCCACCGTGTCGCCGTCCACGACCGACCGGGCGTAGGCGTCCGACTGCTGGGCGCATAAAGGCGGCTTCTTGCGATGCTTACGGCGCGTCTCGGTTTTGGTGGCCCCCCACACGCGGTCCCCCTCGGATCCACCCCCCCTCGGGGGTGAAGGGGGGGTCGAGGTTTCACGCGCATTTGAATGCTGATTATTGGCGGTCTTTTTGGGTCTTCCGGCCATGGCATTCCTTGCACAGGCTTTGCAGGTTCGTCCATGAGTCGGTGCCGCCCTTGTGGAGCGGAATGATGTGGTCAGTCTCCAGCTCAGTGATGGCCCCACAGTGGGCGCACTGCGGATGCACTGCCTTGTGATGCTTGGCCTTGCGTGTCCATGACCCACCACGTGAGCGCATGGTGTTGACCATGGAGAACGGCTTCCCCAAGTTGCCCGTGAATCGCCACCTAGTTGGCATAGAAGCTCCTCACGATCTCGCTAAAGAGATCATCGTCTGAGTATCGCCAGATGGCGATCCAATGCGAGTTGTTCTGCTTCGCCAGGACGAGCGGGACCAGCGTCCCACAGTCGCGCACGGCCTGACGCATGAAGCCTTCCGCCAGCATCGAACGTGGGGCGAGGTGATGCTCCTCCTGCTGGCGGCAGACTCTGGGAAGGTGGTCTGCACGACAGAAGAACAGGTCGCCTCCCAAGCTCAACCGTAGACCTTCCGACCGACGCGCCCAGAAGCTCAAACCGCTGGCGTAGTGCTTCACCTCCACGTGGATCGGAACACCATCGGCGCGAACGTCGGCCGTATCGATCCCGCAACGCTGCGCCGTTCGGTACCACACTTTGCCCGTGAGGGCCGACAGGTACTCGGCCGCAGCTCGCTCGGCTCGGGCACCCTTCGCTCGACTGTTCACCATGATGTACCCCAATCGGGTTGAGAGACAGGGACGCTAGGGACGCTTGATTTCGGAAACTTTTCACCACCGCTATAAGGGGTAGGGACTATGGGGATATTTTCTAAATCTATCGTCCCTATCGTCCCTGTACGCTCATAAACCCTTGTAAACACAGCACTTAATCAGGGACGTTTCAGGTCCAGTCAGGGACGCTCGGAGTGACCCTGAGCCCGAAGACCAGCCGCATCCCGTTCGTCTTCCGCGTCGGGTAGCCCCTGCCGGCGAGGTCGTGGCGGAGGTTCGGCCAGCTCTTGGCCCTCTTCCCCATCGACTCGCAGTAGGCGCG